TTTTAAGTTCTTCTACTCTTCTATTAGGTTATAATGAATTAAAAAAAATTAAAAAAAACGAATCCGAATTTTTCTGGAGAGAAATAGAATGTTTACACGATACCGAAATAAGTTACGAAAATTTAATATGGCATCCAAAATTTAATTTAGATGAATGCGATCAAGTAGGCAAAAGGTTTGTTTTTTCCATAGATCTCAGTGAAGGCAATAAAGGAGATTATACGGTACTAAACATCTTTAAAGTTTCCCCTCTTCCTAAAAATGTGATAGAAAAAATAAATGATTTCGAGGATGAATCCGATTTTTTTAGCTTAATCCAAGTTGGATTATTTAGGGAAAATAATATAAATCTAGAGGATTTTATAAAGATGGTTACTATATTAATCCTTAAAGTTTTTTCGGAGGATAGGGTTAAAATAGCTTTAGAAATGAATTATAAAGGAGATATGTTTTATGAAAAATTAATATCCAAGGATGATTTTTACGATGAAATGTTTCTTTTTACTAAGCATACCGAGAATGCTAGAATAGCTAAGCCCGGTATAAAATATAATGAAAAAATAAAAATGAAATACTGTGAATTACTTAGATCTTTAGTAAGGAGAGATAGGATAATAATAACAGAAAAAAAATATACAGTACTTGAGTTATTTACTTTTGGTCTTAATTCTAGAGGAACCTATTCTGCACAAAGCGGTCACGACGATGTTGCTATGACTCTAGTTAATCTTTCTGGACTTTTTGACGGATACGATTTTGGACAGATGGTAGGAGAACTTTTTGATGAATTGGAAGATAACGATTATAAAAACATAATAATAAATAAAATAGAAGGAATATCTTCTTCAGAATTTGATCCGGAAACAGGATCTAAAAATATTTACGTAACTAAAGAAGGTAAAAGTTATAAGGATTTTAGCGGTTTGATTTGATTTTGTTATATTTCCGAGGAAATTGAAATCAAATACGATATATACACTGACTAAAAATATATTTTTATAATGGCAAGTAAAATTAAAATCGACTACTCTCAGTTTAAAGCTTCTGGAGTTTATACATTGGAGTTTGACGCTTCCCAAAATGTTATACTAACATCTCAAACAATTCGTTTAGTTGTAGGATTCTCTAATGTTGGTCCTTTCAACACTCCGGTTTATATACCGGATGCTACGACAATGATCGCTATATTTGGAGACATAGATAGATCCCTAGAAAATAAAGGGTCTTTCTTCCACAGATCAGTTTTTACTTGTTTGAGCCAGGGACCTGTTTTTGCGTTGAATCTTCTTAAATTAAATGATGATGAATCCAGTGCATCCCCAGACGAAGTTACATACAAATCTTTTTCCTTAGACACCGAACAATACAATGGGGTAGTTACTGAAAGATTATATTCTTCTTATTACAATAAAGAAAGATTCTGGTTTCCGGATCCTGAATATTTTCTAGCTACTTTAAGTGTAGCTGACCAAGGAAAATTATTCAACTTGACTAATCTGGGAAAAAGCCCTATGAGTATTATAGTTAGAAAATCTACAGATTCTAATACTCCTTTATTAGGGTTTAATATATTTGCAATCGACTGGTATGGGGCAAATAACGTTCCTTCTTTTATGCACCCTTATGATTACATTTCAGATTATTTTATTGATGTAATTGCAGTTTCCGGAGATTGGACAAATTATCAAGCTTTATCTTTGGATCCTAAGTGGAGCTCATATTTTACAAATAATGGTTTTGTAAAAAGTCAAATTGATAATTTCTTAGCTAACCAAGATGTAAATATAGTAACCTCGGTTACTGGATGTATTATTCCTGATTTCGTAGATCTTAATGGAAATAACCAATATATCCAAACTTTAGTAAACCAGAACACCCCTTCAACAGGTTTATTCTGTGCTATAGACGAGCAAGCTTTTGACGATATATGCAATAGCCCATATAAAATAGATCTAGTAGGTAATCACCTAATAGATGAGCTTAGCGGAAATAGAGATCTGGCAACTCCTAGAATTAAATTTTTAAGCTACGATCAAGTTCTAGTTGCAGATTATTTATACACCCAAAATGTTGTAGGAGTTACAGGATCGGCTGCTTTTCCTCCAATTACGCCAGCAGGTGCAACTGTTTTTACGACAGGAGCTAAAGTTGGTACTTTATTCTCTTTGACCCCGGGTGTTACCGGAGCAACTGCAGGTATTATCTATCAATCCTTTGCAGCTTATAATTCTAATTCTTACGACGGGGGATTACACTATTTAGAAACTTCAGGTATTACAGGAGCAACTGGGGGTATATCCTCTGCTTCACAAAAAACCTTATTAAAAGAATTTTTAACGGTAAACTCTTCGAACGATCAGAAATTTATTCTTGGGGTTGTTCAGGGAATTGCAGGTTTAACTGGATCATTAATAAATCAATATCAAGAAGGGGATTTAGTTAAACTTAAAATAACTGGGACCACAGAGGTTAGCGGCGAATTAAGAATAATATTTAGCCATCCTTTGGATACAGCTTCTTACAGAGCTCAGGGAATAAGTGTAAGTCCTACATACAATTTAACATCTTATAATACTGGAGCTTCTGGAAGTAATAGACCTTTTTATACAAATTCTTATCAATTTGGTAATTCTGATTATCTGGATATAGTTAGTGTTTCTACTCCTAGCGGAGTAACTGGTCCGAATGCGCCTCTTGGTGTATCTAATGTCTTATTAGGATACAATGCATCTGATCTTTATCAAGATAATAAATATAATGAAATTGTTGATGGCGATCTTATATGGCTGAATGATGATGGATCTTCAATTCAGTACGTAGGATTCCAACAAACCGTAGATAGAGATCGATTCGATCTAGTTTACACTAGAGCATTTACAAATGTTTCTAGAAACAATACGACAATTACGAATATAGCTACATTCGGAGGAGGGGTAAATCCATCTTATGCTTCTGATAATTCGGGACTTCCAGTATCAGATCAAAAAATAGATATAATCTCCCAAGCAGGAGGAATATCAGAATATGTAGACGTAACACAAATAAATTCCACAACATTCAATGTTAGTGAAGATGCTAACGGAAATGTTCCTTTTTCGGTAGGAGATTTAATAGTATCTATGGATCTTGATATATGTGTTCCTCCGTCAGGAAATCAGCAAAGCAGATTAGGCAAGATTACTACAGTAGCATCAACAACTACTTCCGGCGTATATAGAGTAATATGCGCAAGACCAGTTCTTTATTATTCTGGACTTACTAGCGAAAGAGTACAGAAATTCAAATCTATACCTGAATTTACTACATCTTTTGATTTTACATATCTTTCAGGATTTACAATGAAAGAATCTCATAGACCTAACGGTACTGATGCTAGAGTTTCTGAAATATTAGATGTAATGTTCGATACTAATATAGCTAAAACTTTAGCAGCTAAAGATATAATTAGCTTTAGATATATCGTAGATACATTCTCTGGACAAATCCTACCTAATTCTAAATACCAATTAAGTTTACTTGCTAAAAACAGACAGCAGGCAATGGCATTAATCAATGCTCCTTCGATTACCCAATTTAGAAATAGTGTAGATCCTAGATTTACAGACGCACCTACTGCAGTAAATCCTTTTCCGGCTTTACAAACTAGATATATTGCAGACGGAGGTAATCTATCTTTGAATCCTTCTTATACATTCAGTTTACCTACTGAAGATGATGGATCTAAATTCTGTGGATTCTTCTCTCCTTATATTACGATTAGAGAATCTAACAGAAATATAAATGTACCGCCAGCAGCTTTTGTTTCTAATAACTACGTTAGAAAATTCTCAGCAGGAGAACCATATGCTATAGTTGCAGGACAAAAGAGAGGAGTTCTTTCTGGAGGAACTATAGTAGGAGTTGAATACGATTTCACTGACGAGGATAGAGGAAATTTAGAACCTTTCGGAATAAACCCTATCATCAAAAGAACAGGAATAGGTGTTGTTATATTTGGTAATCAAACAGCATACCAAACAGTAAATTCAGCATTTAATCTTCTTCATGTAAGAGATCTGTTAATTTCGGTTGAGACCGATGTTCAATCAATACTTGCTAACTATTTATTTGATTTTAACGAGGATTCAATCAGACTTGAAATTAAAACTTTAGTAGATAATTATTTAGATGGAGTTCAATCAGGGGGTGGAATCTATGCTTACCAAACTATTATGGATACTTCTAATAATACTCCAGCTATCATAGATATGAACATGGGTATTATAGATATTATTATAGAACCAGCTAGAGGAATTCAGAAATTTATAAATAGAATTACTGTTACCAGAACTGGAGGTATTGCTTCTGGAGGATTTGTTCAATTTGTTTAATTGAATTAATTTTTTGGATTTTTTAGAAATTAGATAAATATACTAAAAAACATTATGGCAGGACTACCACATTTCTCAAATTCACAGGCTTCGTTAAATAAGTACGAACCTGTTTACCTTAACCAATTCGAGGCACAAATAACTTGTCCTAATGGCGTAGGTGGAGGAAGTCTATTGATAGAACACGTAACCAAAGTTAGTGGTTTATCCGTAGATAAAAATCCAGGATTAGCTACCCAGAAATATAAGTTTGCTAAAAGAAACTACGCAGGAGCTAAACCTTCTGAAACCACAATGAACGTTAGTATTTCATTTACGGTCAACCTAAACGATGCTAACTCTATGTATATCTTTAAAACCCTTAGACAATGGTCAGATTTGATCTACAATCCCTTAACGGGTGCTATGGGTCTTAAGAAAGATTATACTGGAAATATTTTAATTTCTATCTTTAATAAACAAGGGGATGTCTATAGAAGAATTAATTGTAGAGATGTATTCCCTGTAAAAGCTCTTCCTGAAATGGGATTGAATTATACCGACGAGGGAATATACACAATTAATGACATGGAATTTGCTGTTGATTATTGGGATGATTTATTTTTATAATTTTTAATTAATATGGCTGGACTTCCACATTTTAGTAATTCAGTAGCTTCTAGAAATAACTACGAACCTGTTTATCTTAACCAATTCGAGGTTATAATAAATCCTCCTGCAGGAATTCCACTTGCTGCTCAAAGATTTAAAGGAGAAGGAATCTTGGCTCAAGGGATTAAAAGTCTTTCCGGATTGGCTGTTGACATTGCTCCTTCTGCAACTATAGATCAAAATTATAAGTTTGCTACTAGAAGATATGCTGGAGGAGAACCTTCGACCACAGATATGACGGTATCTATGGAGTTTGAGGTTAACTTAAATCCAGAAAGTAATTCAATGGAAGTATATAAAATTCTTAGACAGTGGTCAGATCTTATATACAATCCTCTTACCGGAGCTATGGGTCTTAAAAAGGATTATGTAGGGTCTATGGTTATTTCTATATTCAATAAAAGAGGTGACGTATTTAGAAGAGTATCTATTCCTTCTTGTTTTCCTTCTGAAGCTATTCCTGCAATGGACTTAGATTATGAGCAAGCATCTAATTATAGCATATCTCTTTCTTGGATATGTGATTACTGGACTGATACGTTCTTATAATTTTTTAAAATAAAAATATTTTAAAAAAAGAGACATAAATTTGTCTCTTTTTTTGTGTTTTGTTATATAATATAAATAACACAAATTATGGATAACATACTAGGAATATCGCCAGAAGAATTATTAAGAAGTAAAGAATTAGCCGGAGGATTAGAATACGATCCTATCGTTCCTTCTCCACAAAAAGAAGAAATTCCTTCTGGGATTTCTACCGAAGTAAAAGAAGAAATACAAGAACCTATTCTTCCCGTTGAAAAAAAAGAAGAACCCCAACCTGCTATTCAAATACCAAAAAGAGAAGAATACGTTACTCCTCCTTCGCAAGAAGTAAAAAAAGATGCAGTTTTTGAAGTGCACTGGAAAAATTTACCAACACACCTTTTACCTTCGAAAGGATTATTTTACCCTGAAGGAACAAGAATGGCGATAAGACCTTGCGATGTCAAAGAGATAAGACATTTTTCTACTATAGATGAAGATGATTCTCTGGATATAGAAAGAAAGTTATCATTTATCCTAGAAAGATGCTTAAGAATAGATTTCCCCGGGGAAGGGGTTGTTAGTTATAAAGATCTAAAACAAGAAGATAGATTTTATATAATAATGGCAATAAGGGATCTTACTTTTCTCAGAGGAGAAAATTCTTTAATGCTTGTACCTAATAAAAAATGTGAAAATACTAAGGATTGTAAAACCATAGAAGGATTTGAATTAAGATCGGGAAATCTTTCTTCTTATGAGCTGGAAGAAGAAATATTAAAAAGATACAATCCTCAAACCAGATCTTTTATTTTTACACTAAAAAATGAAGAAAAATCTTTTGAAATGTTTGTTCCTACTATAGGAGTTACCCAATCTCTTTCTGATTTTGTTTCTATATGTTCTAGGAGAAATATTGAGATAGAAGATGGATTTTTAGAAATTGCACCATTTATTATCTCTGAATGGAGAGGATTAAATTTCGATTCAGTATTAGATATAATGAAAAGAACTTCTAATGAATGGAATAAAAAAGAATTCAGCCTTCTTTACCAGATATCAGAGAAAATAAAAATAGGAACTAAAACAGAAGCAAAACAAAAATGTCAAGTTTGCGGTGAGGGGGAGGTCACCGCGCAAATTACCTTTCCCGGAGGGATCAGATCTCTTTTCCTTATTTCAGATATCTTTAGAGAACTACTTTGATATAAAATTTAGACTATGGAGAGAACATGGGATAGATCCAGTGTTCTTAGAAGATCTACCTTTTTACGAGTATCAATTATGGATAGAAAAAATTAATCAATCTATTGAAATTGAATCCCAAGAAGATATGGAATCTAAAGGATTCAAACAAGTATTTAGTCTTAAGAAATAGTTAATTCTATTCCTTGATATATAGAGCATGGATCTGAATAAAAAACTTATAGATCAGCTATCCGATCTAAGCAGGAATATAAAATCCCTTACCTCAGAGGTAAAAGAAAATAAAAATGTGGTTTCTGCAGAGAATGCTAATGCTCAGAAAGAATCACCAAAAGAAGAATCAGGGAAAAAAGAATCTACAGAGGATCAAAATAAAAATTTTCTAAAATCCTTAGAAGGAATATTCCAGAAGGGGATAGGAGAAATATCTAAATCTAATTTAGAATCTAATAGTCTAATCAAAGGAGCCCTGGGATCAGTACAAGGAAAAGGTCTAGAATCTGCTTTAGGGGCGATATCCCCATTAAAGGATAAAGCTTTAGAATCTATAACTTCTAATGTTAAAGTACCTAAGGCCGTTAGCGGATTATTAGGGAAAATTCCTAAATTTGCTACAGGAGGAATCATGGATGAAGACGGTTTAGCTCTAGTCGGAGAGAAAGGTCCCGAAGTAGTTAAATTGGATAAAGGGTCAGAAGTTATTTCTAATTCAAAATCTACTGAACTTTTAAAGAAAGAAACAGCTCCAGAAAAGACCGTCGATCAAACTTTAGCAACCCAAAAAGGACCTACATCAAAACAGATAGAAAGATATAAAAAATATCTTTTGTGGCAAGACCCCGAATGGTTTAATTTGTATCCGGATGAATTGGAATATGAAGTTGATGATTGGATTCATTCCATGAGATACCATAATCCAGCAACGGTAGATAGTTTAATGGAGGGGATGGAAGAAGGAGATACATTTACCAAAGAAGACGTGGCTAAATTGTCTATTCCTGTGAATAAGGTTCCTGAAGCTAAACAAGAGCCAGAAGAAATTAGTAAAAAAGATCAAAGGAAAAAAGAAAAAGAAGAAAAAAGAAAAGCCAAAGAGGAAAAAAGAAAAGCAGAGGATTTATTAAAATCAGAAATTAAACCGCAGGAAGAGAAAGAAAAATCTTCTTTACTAGATAAAGGTAAAAGTTTTCTAAAAGAAAAAGGAGTTGGAGAAAAAGGTAAAAATCTACTATTTTCTAAAGGAAAAGATATATTAACGGGAAAGACCTCATTGTCCGATATGGCAAAAAATCCAGCTTCTTTGCTAGGGGACAAAAGCCAATTATTAGGAAAGGGAATGGGTGCTGCTACTTCTCTGCTCTCGAATAAAGGTTTAAGAGAAAAAGCTACGGATAAATTAAAAGGACTTAAAAAAGAAAAAGGCGAAGAAAAATCCTCGATGTCTACTGAATCCCCCGAACTCAAAAAAATTCAACCAAAAGAGGTCAAAGCTGAAGAAGTAAAAGAAACACCGAAAAAAGAAGAAACGCCAAAAGAGAAAGCTTCAGTAAAAAAAGAAATTACTAAAACCGAAGAATCTACTCCTACAAAATCAGAGACCGCAAATACATCAAAGGCATCTGAAGGAGGAAAATCAGAATCGATAGGGGTTACTGATTTAGATGATATAAAAGCTCTTTTAGGGAAGATGGTTTCTCTATTAGAAGGTCCACTTTCTATAGAATCTATGGATTCTCCTTTTAGACCGGATTCTAGAAGATTTTAATCTTTTAACGGTTTTAATTTTTTTACTACAAAAAAATTCGTATATTTATCCCGTATGAATAAAAACTACGAAGAGAAAATTACAGAAGACCCCATATGTAATTATCTAAAAGATAATTCTGAATTAATCTTCCTAGAATATTATGCCATAAAAAAAGATTCTATAGAATTTAAAATGGATAAGGAATCTAAGGAAACAAGATCCGATCTCATATATCTAAAAATGGCTAATACCTGGGGGACTTCTTCTCACTGTAAAAGAATGAAAGTCGGATGTCTCGTTGTAAAAGACAAATCCATAATATCGGATGGATATAACGGATCCCCTTCTGGATTTCCTAATGTATGCGAAAGCGAAGAAATGATTACCCTCCCGTACGTACTTCATGCGGAGGCGAATGCAATAACAAAATTAGCCAAAAGTACTCAAAGTTCAATAGGAGCAACAATGTATGTAACCCTTTCCCCGTGTTTCGAATGTGCTAAATTAATAATACAATCGGGGATAAAAAGAATAGTTTTCTGTGACGTTTACAGAAATACCGATCCCTTAATTTTTCTATCTGAAGGAGGAATAGAAATAACAAGAATAAGTTCTAAATACTTATTTGATATCTAGTAAATTTTTAAATTCTATAAACAATAAAGTAAATTTTTCATGAAGAGACAAAACAACATTCAATTTTTAGCAGAATCTTTTATTGAGACCAAAAGCTCAAAATCCTTTAAAAACCTATACGAAAGACTAAAACCCGGAATAACAAATCACTGTTACCTTATACTTAAAAGCCAAGAACTTGCAGAGGATGCTTTTTCTAATACGATGACTAAGATATGGCAAAAGATACATCAGTATGATAAGGATAGAGCTAATTTTTCTACCTGGACTTATAATATAGCTAGAAATGAATCCCTATTAATTCTTAAAACCGGAAAAAGATTCTTTTCCCACAGCGACGAGGAAATGGAATATTTTTCTAATAAATCTACGATAGGAGACTTAGGCGGACAATATTTTATGGAAGAAGATCCTGCATATTCTTTTTTATTCGAAGATAAAAATATAGATACAGTATACGAATCCGTTTTAGAAGAGATAAGAGAACTTCCTGAAATCTACAGAGAAATAATGGTAGATAGAGAAATAAACGGAATGAAATATAAAGACATTGCAGAAAAATACGGGATAAAGAAAAGATCTATTGCTACAAGAATTAGAAGAGCAAGAGCAAGGATTAGAAAAAAAATGGACCCGAAACAAACTGTGAAGAAGAAAGTAAAATAATTATGTTTAAGATTCTAAAAGTAATAAAAGAAATTAGGCTTTACCGCGAGTACAGGAAAATAATTCGTAACGAAGAATTAAATTCTCCTAGATGGTCAAGAGCAAATCTTAGGAGAGATTGGGTCTATAGAATTTATACTGTTATAAATCTTCCTCCACAGGTTACTATGTCTCCTGATTTCCCAGAAGACTCTAAACCTTCTTTTGTTATATCAGAGCTTAAACCTGTAAATGAATATTTAAAATATCTTAATCTGGAAGAATTACTGACTATGGGAATTGAACCTATAGAAGGAACCCAGAATAATTCCTGGTTAATAGTTTATCAATTTTTATTTAGGCAATTAAGCTGGCTTTGGATTTTTTCTTTTCTAGTTCAAATTACCCTTATAATTCTTCTTATTGCTTATTGGCCTTTATTAATAAGTTTCTTTTGATGATATTTACCAGAAATAAGGAATACGATCCCAGACTTATAGAATATAAAAAAGAACTAGATCTTAAATTGGCTTTTTTTAAAGATGAAAATTTTAGATTCGAGGAGAAAGCCCATGTTTATACATATTCAGGAAAGAAATTCGATTCGGTTACTACTCTATTGAAAGTATTTAAAAAACCATTCGACAAAGAGTATTGGTCCAGGGAAAAAGGAAAAGAAAGAGGAGTAGATCCTTCTGTTATATTAAATGAATGGGATGAAAAATCTCAAGTTTCTATGGATCTCGGTACAAAAGTTCATAAATTTATAGAAGACTTTTTAAGTGGTTTAGATCCGGAATTAAATGACGATGAAGATCCTATTTATAAGAGTAGAATTTATAAATTTATTTATGTCTATGAAAATAGACTTAAATTTCTTTTACCCCTAGAATCTGAGCTTAGGATATTTTGTAGAAAATGGAGATTAGCAGGAACTATAGATCAGCCTTTTCTTTATTTTGATCCTAAATTTCCCAATCCTTTTTTAATACTAGGAGATTGGAAAACTAATGGGGATTTTACCCATGATGATCATCCTAAAGGAAGATATAATAAATTGCTTAGACCTTTTAATTCACTCTATCAAAATCATCTAAATGAATATTCTATACAGATAAGTATGTATAGGCTAATGCTTTATGAGGAATTAGGAATAGAGACTCAAGATGGATTTCTTTGTCACATAGGACCTGATGAGCCGGCTAAACTCTATAAGTGTAAGGATCTAAGAGAACCTTTAAAAGCCTATTTGGATCATAATAGAAATGATTTGGATATTTTCGATATTTAAATGAAACATTTCTAATATATTTCGTATAATTTAAAAATAAAATAAAAAATGGCAAAAAAAGAATCTACACCTTTGAATTTAAATTCTAACAATTTACCCGGGGGATCTTCTCAGATCGATTTTAATGACACAGAAATCAATGTTTCTGTAGATCAGGAATTGGTTAATTCTTTACAGAAAGAATTGGAAGACAGAAGAAAAGAAAATAGAGAAAAATTATATGCTATCTCTATGAATGAATCTTTATTAAGAAGATATGAAGAATTCATTAAAGAAAAAGCAGAATGGAACTCTACGGAAGCTTTAGGAGTTGTTGAAGTTTATAAACAAATCCAAAGGATTAAATCCGAAAAAATTAAAGATAATGTAATCTATATGGGAGCTCTTCCTGTAGA